TGTCAACATAACATCTCCAGTTACATTTTCAAATTCTGCTCTCTTCAATGTAAATTTAATATCTTCGTTTTGTTCAGTTGTCCAAGTCACACCATTTTGTGATTTAAACATTACACCAGCATATGGTTGTGCTGATATTGTTCTATCTGAACCTATTACAGTTTCTCCCAATCTACCAACATAACAATTATAATCAGTTGAGTTTGCCATTAATACAAAAGCATATTCTGTATTTTCTTGTACATATACAGGACTTGAAAAATTAAATTTAGTTGCTACCGTTGCGTCATCACTTATATTAATTGAAGTTGGATTTAATGACACTTCACTAAATGGTAATATATTTTGTCCTGGATAACCATTTACGGTATTTCTAACTTGTAAAGTTAAAGGTACATTAGCGTCTTTAGAACTGAAATATAAATCCATAGATGTTAAGAAAACACCTCCAGCGTCATCAATCATAAATGTTTGTGCTAATGGATCGTGATAACCAACTTGCCTACTTGCACCTCGTTGGACATCCGTTCTAGTGACATTTTCTGTTTCGTTAGTTGCTCTAAATTCTATAGCTGCTGTTCTTGTAGCAATAATTGTATTTTGTACTGTTTCTATAATACCTCTAGCAATATATTCAGCGTTAGCAGCTGTATCTGGTGCTTGTGTTAAAACATTTGTAGATGAACTTGTTAATCTAAAAATTCTTTGACCTGTTCGCCATCTTGGATTTGAATTCACTTTTGGATCAGGTATTGCAAAAGCACCTGTTACTGCTCCATTAGCATCCGTGACTAAATTACCACCTAAAGAACCACCGTCTGGTGTTACGTAAGTAGATATATCATCACTATCAAAGAAAGCATATACTCTTGTATTTGGTCTCATTCTTGTAGCAGTAAATGATACTGACCTACTTCTAATAAATGGAACAAATGCTACACTTATAATTCTATCACCAATACTGTTTGTTATTGTTTTTGGAACTATTACTTGTCTAATTCCTCCTCTTGTTCTTGTACCAGTATGAGTAGTTGTTTGGATATCTCTTTGCATTACTCTCCAACCGTGACCACCTCTTTGTTCAAATTGTTCCGTACTATTAGTGGTCTGTTGCCCAGTCCAATTATTTGTCCACTCGTTCCAAACCGTGCCTATCTCTACTTCTTGAAGATTTGGATTACCAGAAACAGCAACTAAAGTATCCCAAGTACCATCATCATTTGTAATTGTTAATTCTGGTGCTCTTTCTGTTTCTTTCCATTCATCATTTGCTGGTGTTAATGCAATTGAACCTATCCAAGTAAATATTCCAAATGGGTTAACATTAATTGATTTACTTGCATAAGGTTGGTTTATTAAAGTTGATTCACTATATGGTAATGTAATTAAATCTCCAGTTTTTTGATATTGTCCATCCGTTCTATCAGCGTCAACAATAGATGTACCATCACCATCACTCTCAACAAGTTGAATAGCATCCTCGTGGAATGTTGGTCTCATTTCACCTTTTGCCATATCCATTGAAACTTTATAATCTACATTTCCTGGGTCACCTATTGAGTGTCCTGTGAAATTATCTACAACAAATCCATTTTTAAATCTATCAAATCCATCAGCGTCTTGTATTTGTAATGTTTGAGCAGCAACTTCTAATAAAGACAATTGAGTATAATATTCAACATTTGTTATTCTTCTTTCTAAATGTCCAATATCTCTCATTGTATATCTTCGGTTGTCAACTGTTTCTAAACTAACATCAGCTGTACTTATTCCATAACTTGGTAAAAATAAAGTGTACATATGCATAGCATTATCTAAAGAACCAGGAATATCTGGTGTTGCTGAACTTGCACCACTTAATACTTGGAATTTTCCACCTGAATCTAAATATATTTTATCAACTCTTTGTAAATAATATTCAAAATCGGATGTAATATCTGTTCCAAATTTTACTACATCAATCGTTGAAGCTCCTACTCCGTCATAGGAACGGTCAACATCACCTGAATTAATTGTTGAAGCGTCATCAACTCTTGGTCTGAAATCTAAAGTATCTCTTAATTCAAATCTTTCACCAGATGTTGCTGATTCGTATGATGGAATATTTTCATAATCTATCACACCTGAATAAGAGTCTACATCAAAGTAATCTCCTGAACCGTGTGAGAAGTAATCAAAATCAATTAACAATCTTCCTGTTAATGTTAATGCACCTGTTTTTAATTTTAATCTTCCTATATCATAAAAGTTATCTCTTTGACCTGTATCTAAATCAAATCTATTTGAAACATTTGTATCACCAGAAGTTGCGTCAGCAGCAAAATCAGCAGCCATATAAACATTATTAATTTTATAAATGTCTGCCTTACCTAAACCAATTGTTCCATTTTCAATAATTTCTTGACTATCTACTGCTAAAGATATACTTGAATTTAAAGATTTTGTTTTTGAACCTGCAACTGAACGATTAATTGTTCCTAAAATTTTAACTTTATGTCCAGCAAAGTCAGTACCAAAATTTAATGTTAAAGTTTTACCAGTTGGAGAACCTGCTAAAGTAAATATTGTTTGTGCTAAATGGTTATTACCAGTTAAACTTAATACATCTCCTACAGAACCGGTACTACCACCACCAGTTGTCATAATAGAAACTGAAAAATCTGATTCAGCTAAACCAGCAAATGTTTCATTTGTTCCTGCTGTAATTGAAGCGTCACCATTACCTGATAACGTTGCTGTGAAATGTCTTCTTATTGCAAAATTTGTATCTGTTATACCAGAATTTAAAGTTGTCTTCAATGTCTTAATCGTTTCATAAGGCATTTTAAATAATGAAGTATTTTTTTCAGGTGATTGTAGTATTCCTCTTTGCCTTGTTGCAACTGTTTTAGTTGCGGCCGCACCTGCATTAGCTGTTAATTGTAAACTTGTATCACTAATAACTGCTTTAATCAAATTTGTTTCTGTAGCACCAGTATCAAGTGTATATGAAATCTCATCACCTATTTTTAATTCGTCTGTAAATCTTGTATTAATTCCTACTACCGTAGCATTACCACTTGTACAATCTAAAGTACCTGATACAATAGCATTTTCACCTGTGCCGGATGCTCGTGAAGTATTTGCGACATATACTGGAGAACCTGCCATAGCAATCTGTTTTATATTAGATGTATTATATTCAGTTACTCCATACCAACCAACAGCGTTTGCTTGTATTACAGCAGTATTAGTTGATGTACCTCCAGTAATTGTTTCTCCTTGAGAAAATCCACTTCCTGATACGGAAGAAACAACAACTACTCCGTGTCCTGCTGTTCCACCAGAAGTATAAGCTCCATAACCTGTTCCATTTATAGTAGATGTTCCGTTTGTATTATATAATTCAAAATCGTCAGTACCAGAATTTCTAACAGTATAAACATTACCATTTAAATTTGTCATACCAGCAACTGTACTAATTGTAATTTGTTGACCTTCTTTTAAAGTATGACCTGTTGCAGTAATCACAACTGGATTCGCCTGCGTAGCTCCACTTATAGTTGCGTCTGTTCCACCTGTAATACTTTGAACAATACCAGTAGAACCAGATGTTCCACCTGTAACCGTTTCACCTGTTGTGAATGCTACATTTGTTGTATTGTTTAAGTGAGTAAACATTACAATGTCAAACAAGTAATGTTTCCAAGTACCATTTACATTAAAGATACCAGAAGAAATTGCTTGAGTAGTATTGTGTTCAAAACCTTTTGATTTTGCTCTTCCTATTTGTGGTACATCAGCACCACTTGAAGTTAATGGTGTTCCAGTTACCGCTGTGTCATCTCTAAATAAATCAACTGCTTTAAATGTTTCCACATCACCTGAAACGAATCCAACATCTGGTGTTCCATAAACTTTGGTTACATTTATATAATTACCTAAATCAAATCTACTTTTAAAGTTTGGTTCTGTATCAAAATTTCTTGATTTATCTACATCAACAAAAGTTGTACCTAATTTTTCTATTTCATAACCTTTAACATATGCTTTTCCTGGAGATAAACCTATTGCAAGTTTAGATGAATCACCACCTGCACTTGAAGCGTAAATACCTCTATTATTACCATCTAATAAATGTTCTCTTACATCTAATTCAAAACCTTTAGTAATATAATTTCCTGACTCGTCATATGTTCTACGAGCAAAAGTATCTTCTAATACTCCATATTCTGTAGTTCTAACTCTATTTTGTAAAATACCATTTGATAGTCTTAATAATTCTATAAAATTTTTATCATCTGTAGCAGTTAAACTTTTCTTTGCAAGTGTTAATAAAATTTTATATCTATGAGCACCTGGAGCATTTGTATTTGATGTTCCTTGAGCATTATCATTTAAACTTGCGTCTTCATTTGGTGTTACAAATGATTCTGTAACTATTAACCCTACTCTATTGGAAGGTGTATTTGTATATTTGTCAAGAACAATTGTTTGTGTTGAAACTTCAACGTGATATCCATTAATATAAAAAACTCCTTTTTGAACTTCTGCTGATGAACCTGTATGTGTTGAAGCAACTGTTGCTGTAGCAGAAATATTATTAATTAGACAATTTAAAATTTCTGTATCTGAAAAAACTGTAGTAACATTATCTGTTCCTGTTTTTGTATATTTTACAAATAATGTATCAGGATCAGTACCATCAGCAGCAGACACATCTACAACTTTTGCAACAAGTCCTGTAGTTGCACCTGTTAATTCTACTCCGTTATAATCTGCTAATGTTGAATTTGATTTTGCGGAAAGTTTAATTGAGTAATAATTTAAATCATAACCAATTTCTCCAGGAATTATCATTGCACCTTTTTCAAAAAGATGGTCACTAACCCTTTCAACTTGGTTTTGTAATTGTGTTTGTGATTGTGTTAATTCTCTCGCCTGTACTGCAAACGCAGGTCTAAAAAGAACTCTATGGAACTTTTTATCTTCGCTAAAGTCATCATAATAGGGCGATAAATTAAAATCTGTTGGACTTGGCATTTATCTCTCCTAAAATTCTATAATCAGTTTGATATTCTCGGTTTGGTCAGCTGCTCTTGTGATTGGTGCTCTGTTTTCAACGTAAACTATATCTCCAGAGCCGTGGTCAATTTCTGAACTTGAATATCCATTTGAAAATGTTTGACTATTAACTGTACCTGTAGTTGTATCAGGTGTTACTGTTGCACTTGAAGATTGTCCAGTTATAATATTTGTTCCACTAAAAGCTGTTTGATTTCCGTTACTATCTATCCCCTCATCATTGTGTCTTGTTTGTATGAAATATAAAATTTTATTAGTAGAGTCCCATTCAATTACTTTTCCAACTGCACCAGTTGAAGCTTGATTTATTTCTTCATCAACTGTAAATGTTCCTACTGATACTGAACCAACAGTAGCCGTTGTTGCTCTTAGCGTAGCAGCCGTAGCAGCA